CGGATAACGCGACGTCGGCCATCGATCTCGAGGGCCATCGTCGACGGCGCCGGTTTGAACCCTATGTGCTTGCTGTCGATCACCACCTCGAAGTAGTTCTCCGAGTCGGTGGCCCACAGTGCAAAGTCGCGGTATTTGGTGAGCACGCCGGTGACGTTGTAGGCCGTGCTGGTCGCGTCGTATGCGTGGGTTGCCCTGTTGTAGACCTTGCCACCCTCGACGTGCAGGACGAAGTTCAGCCGGTGGTCAGGCTCCTCGTCCACACGCAGGCCTGCCAGCCCACTATCCGGAAACGTGTCTACGACGCGGTAGCGCTTTCCGTGAAGCTCGAGAAAATCCCACTCTTCGCACCGGATATGCGCCGGAAGGAAGGCGAAGAAATTCTCCACCTTGACTTCATAGGTGTCCGCCTCGTTGGCGCTTGTGCGGAACTCCAGGTCGACGAACGCCCTGGCTACCTGCTGCTCCACCAGCCAGCCTGGGTTGTCCGCAGGGCCTGCCGGAGCCTTTCGGTACAGAGTAGCCAGGCCAGAGCTGCCGTTCGGTTCGTCGGTGGCCAGGTGGCACACCGTCAGGTCAACGTATGGCTGGCCGTCAAGCGCGTCCGATCTGGTCTGGCCAAGCAGGTAAACCTGACCAGTGCCAGGGTGCCGGAACGTACGGCTAGCCGGAAAGGTGGTGCCGAACTCGGTGTAGAGCATCCGCCGGCGTAGTGGCTTGTTGAAGTTCGACAGGAAGCGGTCGGTCAGATCAATGCGGCCGATGAACCCAGGGACGAACGATTCAGTGGTCTCGTCCCAGGCCTCCATTGGCTCGGTGATCTTCCTCGCTGCGATCTTGTTAAGAAACATCGCTGCGGGCCTCGGTGACTGGGTCACGCGCAGGGGTTACGCGAGAGATCACGGTCATTACTGCAGCTGACTGCTGAGAGCCGAGGACCTCGAGCAGCTGTTCCCGGAAGCCTGCAGCCTTGGCCAGCATCGATTTCTGCAACCAGAGGAAGCCCTCTTGGTCGCTGCGCTGGCCCTCGTTGGATCCGTCCGTGCTCTTGGTCAGCACGAACACAGGCGCCGTGGCAGCTACCGCCGCGGCGCAGAAATACTTGGCGAACAGGCGGAGCAGTCGGTACCTCTTCACATCCTCGACTGCTGCCGGCTCTGCCTGGCCTGCCGTGATCATGGCCTGCCAGTCACCCGCCCACCCGTCCAGCTCGACCGCCAGGTCGTCGTCCAGTCCATACGACGCCAGGGTTTCGTCATGCAGGTCTGCCTGAGACACCGTCAGTACCCCGCGGATCTGGTCAAACGTGGTCAGGCTGAACAGGGGCATGTCAGACTCGCTTCAGCAGGCGTGCTTTGATCTGGTTGGCCAGCCAGCCATCGTTCAGCAGGTCCTTCTCGGCCTTCGGGCCGATCGACAGGCCGGTTGAGTGCTGGAACAGGGTCGAGTGAGTCAGGTTGACCACCTTGACCAGGGTCTTGGCAGGTTCTTCCTTCACTTCCGTCTCCGGCGCGGGCTCTTCCTTCACTTCCGGCTCCGGCGTGGGCTCTTCCTTCACTTCCGGCTCCGGCGTGGGCTCTTCCTTCACCGCTGCGGCTTTTGCCTCGGAGTCCAGGGCTGCTTCCGCCTTGGCCAGCTCAGCTGCTTCATTCTTCTTCAAAGCCATAACTGCTCTCCTGTAGATGGGCCGGCATGGCCGGCCCCTGCTCCATTACGCCTCGAGGCTGACCACCGACCAGGCCTCGTCGTAGAGACGGGTCGACATCTCGCCGAAGTCGACGCGGAAGCCGGTCGCCTTGCGCATCACGTACTCTTCGATCGCATCGTAGGAAGCCGACACGTTGACGAAGCGCTGGATGGCGTAGCGCGGGTCCAGGCCTACCAGGTGCGCGGCGCCGAACACGTCAGCGTCTACCGGCACGATGCGCGGCTGGGTGATACCCAGGTTCAGGCCGCCCCACGGTGCGACGATCTTGGACGAGTCGGTACCGGTGACCTTCGGCAGCAGGGCGTCATCGATGTCGATGGCGGTGTCGATGTCGGTCAGCACCTGGCTCAGGTTGCAGACCTTCTGCTTGCTGTGCAGCCACTTGATGAAGGCGCGCTTGGTGATCACACCGTTGGTGGTGATCGAGCTGTCGAACTCGCTGATCTTGGTCACCGGCAGGGCGCTGATGCCGGCATCTACGTCTCCCTGGACCATGGACTTCAACTGCTCCATGGCGCGGCGGATGCGATCGCCGCGGGACTGCGCTTCCATCACCGTACGAACCAGGTCGATAGTGGTGGCGGCCATGGCCTCGTCGGAGATCATCAGACCAATCGAGTTGGTCGGGATGCGGTACGACTTGTCGCCCGTGGTGATGGAGATCATGGTCTCCGGCTCCGCCAGCTGGGCGATGCGACCACTGCGGCTGCCTTCCGGCGCGGTGGTGTCGATGATCGGCTGGTCGGCCTTGGTGCCGTTGATGTTGCGGCTGACACCGATCAGGCTTTCCCAGACCGCCAGAATGTCGCTGCCGTCGTCACGCAGGGCATCGGCCTGCATGGTTTCCAGGATCAGCTGAGGGTACAGCAGGCGGGCGCCCAGGCTGTTGTCGCTGCCATCGGGGCGGCGGAAGCCGTCGGCCAGCTGGGCCTTGGCGATGTCCTGCAGGGTCATTGCCGGCATGCCGAACTTCTGGCCGTCCAGCAGGCCGGAGTTGGCGTACATCTGGTCGAGCGGGTCGCCCATGCTGCGGTCCCAATCCGGGGCCAGGTGCTTGGCGTACTGGCGGAGGGTCATGCCCTTCTCAGCCGCGTGCTTGTATGCCTCGACGGTGACGTCGACGGACTTCAGGACCTTATTGCCCTTCTCATCCTTGGCCCAGTATTCGAGTTTGAATGGTTTCATGCGAATTTTCCCGTATTTGCGGTGATCTCGGACCTGTATTTACAGGTCCGATTGCCAAGGTTTAGAGCAGTTCGAGGACGACAGTGGTGCCGGCCAGGCCGGTGCCTTTGACGTTCATCACCCGGTACTTGTGGGTGGCCGGGGTGCCGGTCTTGACCTGCGGCTTGCCAGCTGTGCCGACTGCCAGTTGGTCATCGGCGACCACCAGGTCGCCCACAGCCATCGGCGTTGCGCCCTGGCCAGCACCCACTTGAGCCTCGACCCGGAAGCCGCGATTCCCGCGCGCCACACCGCCGAAGGAGAAGCCGCCGGAGGTAGCCGCCTCGACACTGTCGATGAACCCTTCGATCTCGTCGCCGGCCACGCACAGGACGTGGTTGCCGACCGGACCCATCTTGACCGCTTTGCGCTTGTCCTTGTCGGTGTACTTGGTGGCGGCATCGGGGCCGAGTTTGGTGGAGATGACGTTCAGTCGCTCGGGACTGTGAGTCAGCACATTGAATTCGAAATCAGCCATGGCTGGCCTCCTCAGTGACGGAACGACGTGTTGGCCGCAGGACGGGTGTTGTCCTCGGTCGGGGTAGTGGTCTGCTGACCAGTTTTGAAGCGCTTGGCCATGTCGCCCTGCAGCTCATTGAACTGGGCGACGACCTCGGCAGCGGTGCTCTTGGCCTCGCGCGGGCGTTGTAGCGCGACCTGCAGGTTGCCGACGGCCGCCTGGGCGACTGTCAGCAGCGAAGCCATCTGGGCTTCACGGCATGCCAGCTCCTGCTGCAGGGTGGCGTTGTCGGCCTCGGCAGCTTCCAGCTTGGCTTCCAGTCGGCCGATCTCTTTCATCAGCGCCATGGTGTCAGTGCTGGCCTCTGCGGCAGGCTTTTCAGGCTCTCCGGCCTCCGGCTCGTCGCCGCCCTTGCCGTTGCCTTCGTTGGCCTCGGGCTCAGGGGTTTCGAGGCTGGCCTCGTAGTGTTTCAGCTCTTCCGCGGTCAGGACCGTTTTCGGGTCGGCGCCGGCCGCAATCTGAGCCAGTTTTTCAGCAGAGATGTTCATCTCGAATCTCCGTGGGTCACTGGTGGTGGTTGTGGAAGCGGCGCTTCCGATGAGATCGGCCAGGGTGGTAACCCGGTCGATCAGTCCTACCGCAAGCGCTTCTTCAGCGAAGAAGGTCTTGCCCTCTGCCCAACGATCGCGCTCGCTCATCATCAGGTTTCGGTTGCGGGATACGTGCTCGAGGAAGAACTTGTTGGTCTTCTCGAGGTTCTCCTGGATGTACGCCTTGGCCTTGTCGTCCAGGGTCTCGTACGGCAGACCGAGTGCCTTGAACTCGCCGGCCCGGAAGACGTGGTACTCGATGCCTTCCTTTTCGGCTGCCTTGACGTAGGTGGTCAGCACCATGAGTGTGCCGATCGAGCCGACCTCGGCCATGCGAGAGGCCGTGACCTGGCGTGCAGTGGAAGCCATCCAGTAGCCTGCAGAGAAGGCATGCGAGTCGGTATGGGCGTAGACCGGCTTGCGTTTGTCGGCGCGCCGCATTGCGTCGGACATGATGTCCAGGCCGCGGACCACGCCGCCGCCGGTGGCAAAGTCCATGAGAATTTCATCGATGCCCTCCTCGTCCAGGGCGATCTGCAGGGCGTCGGCTATGGCCTCGTAGCTGGCCACGTAACCTGCCATCCAGGCGTGCCACCACTGGTGGGTGTTGGTCAGCGAGCCGTGCACCTTGACGATTGCCATGTTGCCGACACGGTCGAGCAGGTACAGGCCTTTGCGGTCGCTGTAGACGTTGAAGTTCTTGTCCCGGGTTGGGTGGCCGTCTTCGTCTTCGTCGTAGGCGACCTTCTCCGGCGGCTTGCCGGCGTACATAGCCTCGAAGCGATCGAGCTCAGCCAGCGCCTCTTCGGTGCCCAGCCAGGTGCGGAACTTCATATCGTCTCCTTGGAAACGCTTTCACCAAACCCAACAGGGGTCAGGCCGTCGTACTCTTCACGGGTCACTGGTCGTCCCCTCCGGATTTGCTTGGCGTGCCAGGGTTTAGGGCGCGCCCGGTTGAACTTTCACGCTCGCCCTCGCCGGTCGGCGCGGATTTGCCGTAGAAGCCGGTGCCGGCCAGCAGGCTGGCCAGCCCCTGCGGACGCACACCCAGTTGGTAGCAAGCCTCGGCGTCGTTGATCAGCCCGTGACTGAGCAGCTCCAGGACCCGCTTCTGCTTGGTACCTTTGTAGGCCTCGAGCTCCTCCTCCGGACGCAGGTTGACCGGCATGAACTCGAAGTAGACGTGCCCCTCGATACCAAGCAGTCGTACCGCCAGGGTCAACGCGCGGCTCATGACCTCCTCGACTGGAGGTCTGGCCGCTTCTACCACCTTGAGGTAGATGAGGGTCTCGGCGTTGGATAGCGCCTGGCTGCCGCCGGCCCGCAGGCCGCTGACGGACGCCGGGGTCTTCAGCGATGCGCCGAGCAGGTTGCCAAGCGTAGTCAGCATCGGGCTGTAGTCAGCCTTGCTGCCGCCGGTGTCCTTGACCTCGTACTCGACCGAGTCGTAGGCGACCAGAGCGTCTTCTGGCTCCAGGCCTTCTAGGGCTTCCTCGACCTGCTGCCGAACCTCGTTGAAGAACTGGTTGCGCTTGGCTGGATCGTTCTTGATTTGGTCCGGCGCAGAGGCCAGCACCTTCTCGCTAAGCAGCTTCGCCACCAGGCGACTATGCCCGGTGCGGTTCACTGCGCGGTTGGTGTCCTCAAGGAACTCGTTGAAGTTGATCGTGTGCGTCAGCCCCGGCCGCAGCAGGCTTACCGCGTACGCCTCGTCCGCGTTGCGGTTGTGCTCAGCGATGAAGACGGTTGGCAGGTTGAGGCCGATCTCACCACTGTCCTGCGTCGGGTAACGCCCGCCCTTGCCGTCGGCCTCCCAGGCGATAGTCGAGTAGCCGATCGGAACCAGGCGCTCAGGACCGAATGCCTTGTCCAGGACAAGCTCCACTCCGCAACCGCCTGTGCCTACCACATCTATCTGAAGGGTGGTCAATAGCGACTGCAGCCCCGGCTTGTCGTTGAAGCCTTGGCTGTAGTCATGCAGGGTGCTCAGGCGATCGAGCAGCGAGTAGGCGGTACCCATCACCGCCAGGTCCATCGCCCCTTCAGCGTTGTAGCAGGCCAGTCGGTAGCCGCTGTTGGCGGCCAGCGCCACCATGCTGTTGGCAGCCGAGCTGAACAGGCCATCCTCTCGCATGAGGACCCTGATGATCTCGTTGACGTTGGACCGGTCGCGGATGTTCTTGATCGCGTTCGCAACGTAGGTGTTGAGCTCGTTGCGGATCGACTGCCCTTTATCGAAGTCGGAACCGGGGCGCTTGGCGCGAGCCTTGCCGGCGAGATTGCGCTTAGGCAGAACGACGCTCGCTCCGGCTGCTGCGGAGCGGTTGGTGTTCTTTCCTGGTTGGGATCTCGCCATTAACTGTATTTACAGGTTTACGGTTTGAGGCGGATTATTGGGTATACAACCCATTGGCGCAATAGGGTATTTTCACCGGCAGGTTGCGAATCATGGCTCATCGCCGCTACGCTTCCGTAATCACAGGAAGAACGCGCATTCCATGGTCAGAATATTTTTCGCAGCAGTGTTGGTTTCGGCACTGGTAGGTTGTCAGGCCGGGCCAGAAGCGAGGCTGAAAGAGGCCGCCAGGCAGACCGATTTCATCGGCAACCCAGACAGCGTCCAGTTCAGAAACGTGGCAGACGGTGCGCCTGGTGTGCTCTGCGGGGAGATGAAGTACGAACTGGCGAACGGCAGCTGGAGCGAGTGGACACCGTTCATTCACCAGTTAAAGGCGCTGGAGGTGCGCAGGCCATACAGCGGAGAAGTCGTCGACGAACTGAACGAGAAGCTCTGCGGCAAGCGCTGAGCTTCACCACCCTGTCCTGGTCGCCGGCTTAGCGCCGGCGTTACTGCCTAGCTTCACCTTCCCCACGCTCGGCGGCGCCGAGATGACCGCCGACAGCCCGAGGTCTTCCACCAGCAGCGCAGCGATGTTGGCGTAGTTCATGGCGTGCACCCAGTGGTCCGTGTCATCTGTCTTGATGAAGCGCTCGACCATCTCCCCGTCAGGCCCCTTGGCGCGGATTTTCTTGGTGGTCTTGAGGTGATCGAAGATCTCCTTGGTGATCTCCTCGCGCATCGGGTAGTGAATATCGCCGGCGTTGTGCTTGTTCAACAGCAGCGAAAGCGTCTTCGTGCGGTCGGCATTGACGACCATACCGTCAGCTTTCTCGTCGATCGGGAGGATTCCGCTGACTTTGTTCACATAGACCACCGCCCTGATGCCGAGCCTGGCGCCCACCAGGCTGTTGACCAGGGTGATGTCTGGGCCGGCGTCGATGCACAGCATGGCCATGCGGAAGTAGTCGTAGCGCTCAAGCACCTGACCGGTGGCAGGGTTCTCCCTGGTGTTGCGGATCTTCTCGGCCCACACGACGTGCCAGTGGCGGCCGACCTTCGCCTTGACGACGAAGTGGCACGTCTTGCCGACGTCCATCCCGCCGATGGTCTGGCAGGTCACAGCCCATTGGCCAAATATCCACAGATCGACATCGCTCACCCGCTTGCGGTGCTCATCGGTGGCCGTGAAGTTGTTTTCCGCGTCGTTGTACGGCAGGCCTATGACGAAGTTGTAGAAGTCGCTGCGCAGCGGGTAATCGCCCATCTGCTTGATGATAGCCGGCGGCGTGTTGTACTTGGGCACGTCCCAAGGGAACACCTGGTAGCTGTGGTCCCATACGTCTGGCCGCTTTGCCACCCACTGCCGGCGCTCGGGGTCGAGCAGGGCCTGCTGCAGGTCTTTACCGCAGCAGGGGCACTTGATGTAGGCGTCCTGGATCCGGAAGCGCCTGTCATTGACGTCATCCTTCGTGAACCTGACGATGCTGTCGTCGAAGCCCGGGACGATGAAGTCGTGGTCGAAGTCGGGTAGCACCCACTGCCGGCAGCCGAGGCATTTGACCATGTAGTGCAACTGGTTTCCGGCCAGGAATCCCTTGTTTACCCCGTACTCGTCGACGGTTGGCGTCGAGAAGCGCATCCGCATGCCGCGGTTGCCCATCTCGTCGACCATGCTGGCGTGGCGCAGGCGGGAGTTCAGCTTCCCGAGAACGACCTCATTGGAGAAGTCGACCTCGTCACTGATCACTACCTCGGCAGGTACGGAAATAGCGCTGTTGGCGCCGAATGAGCCGGTGATGTACAGCGTGCAGGTGCCGATCTTCTTCTGGCTCGCGCTGTTGCTCGCCTTGTGTACCAACCCGCTATAGAAATCTGAGCTGTCGATCGCAGTGTCGAAGCGGTCCTTGGAGAACGGCATCGCCATGTCACGGGTCGGCAGGGTAAAGATGATCCGAATGTGCTTCATTGTGGCGCCCATGGCGATGGTCTTCTGAACCATCACCTCGGAGAGGCCCACCTGGGAGCACTTCTGGACGTCTATTCGGGCCCGAGTGTCTTTGATGATCTCCTGCTGGAACTCGTGGTCCTTGAAGGAGTACGGCTTCCCGTTGACGCGGCCGTACTTGAGCACGACCTTGTCGAGCTCACGCAGCCCCTCCTCGCGGTTGAGCTGCATCCTGAGTCTACTAGACGCGGAAGCCGACATCTTTCCCCCTTAGCTGCTTACGACTGCGGCTTCCTGGGCCGGTACCAGGCTCACGGGCAGGTACAGGTCGAAGCTCTGTTCGAGGGAATCGATCGCCAGTAACGCCATCCGGGCGCCTGCGTTCGCAATGAGGTCAACCAATCGGCTGCCAGTGTCCGCTGTCCAAGTCCCTTCGGCGGATACACGGATCGGCAAGAAGCCGAACATCAGGTATTTGTCCATGGTGTTGCTCTTTCCTGCTGTGAAATCAGATCTTTTTGCACTCAAGGCTCGCCTTGTGATGTCTTTTTGACACTATTATCGTCGGCGGTGGCGAATGATGCTCCAGTGCCTGAGCTTTGTCACACAGCCAAATGTCAAGTTTTCAAGCACATATGTGGGTAGCGTCCTCACTCCTTGCCTGTAAATACGGCGAAAACTAGGCATTAAGCCTTTCGTCGGCTCAGCTTCCCTCCCCTGTTTCAATCCTCTCCAGCTCCTCGAGCAGGGCCTCCTGCTGCTTGCGGGTCAGGTGCGTCTCCATCACCCGCCGCAGAGCCTCCTCCTGCTTCTGGATTCGGTCGATCGTGTAGATCTTGGGGAGGTCGCGGACCATCACCTGGGTCACCTTCAGCGACAGGTTCATGGCGTCTTTCAGGGGGATGTCGTAATCCTCTGCGGTATTCGTCACCGTGCCGTCAGGGTTAACAATTCGTCGCAGCACCGTGTCCACGAGCTGGATCTGCTGCTTGAACGTCATCAGGACGCTGGCCTCGAGGCCGGCTATCTTGGCCACCAGGTCCCTGCGCGCTGCCGGGCTCATGGCGTCGACGATCGCTTGCTGGACGTCGAGCGGCAGCAGGTCCTGTCTGAGGGCCCCGATGACGTCCTGGACAGCTGCCCGGAGTCCTGGGTCGTTCGACATGTCGTCAGGCTGGCCGTACGTGGTCAGGTCGGCGTGCGGATTGACCTGACGCCGGCGGCCGGGCCCGTCGTCGATGTCTGGGCGGTTCAGCACGTTACTACTCCAGTAGCTGCAGTCATTGGTCAGCGTCCTCTCCGCTCGACATGTGGAAGGCGCTCTCGAGCTCGCGGAGCGCCTTCTGCATCAGGATCGCGGCTGCTGTGCCGGCGGCGCCGACACAGAGCAACAAGGCCAAGACCGCCACTTACGCCTCGGCCCGTACCTGGTCTGGGTTCGCGCTGTAGGTCAGCACCGTGCGAGCTGGGACGTTGATCGGATTGCTCACGATGCCGGGGTTGATCGTACGGGCCTTGTACTGGCGAGCCCGGAACTTGCCGAAGCCGCGGAGCGTGAGGTGGCCTTTATCGAAGGTCAGGTGGCTGATCCCTTCCAGGGTGGCTTCCACGGCTTGCTTGGCAGCTGCTTTGGTCAGGCCTGTGCGGGCGGCGACGTGGGAGATGAGGTCTTTCTTGGTGGCGTAGGTCATGGTCGTTGTCCTGTTCTTCTTGGGTTCAGGTCTCGGCGAGGTCCGATTGTTGGCTTCGGGAGTGGCCGACGTCCTCGACACACCATGAAGCTGTAAACCTGTATTTGCAGGAGTGCAGGTTATGGCCCACTTCCTGGGTTGTAAAGGGCCTTACCGGTGAAATTAGGGCGAAATTGGCGGTTTTGTGGCTATAAAAGTATAAATAGCTAAGAAAAATGCAAAATTTTTGCGCGCGGAGGTAGGCGGGCTGTGACGCCTCCTATAACAAAAAAAGAGGGCCGGGGTCAGCTCTTATGCTTTTATATTCTTATCTTTTCCGCGCTTGTCGCTTGTTTCTACTGTTTTGCTTACGTATAGTTCATTCCGTGGCCAGGCAATTACTGGTGGCCACCGAGGCAAGCTCCACCGCCTCGCCTGGCACTGGCTTTGCCTGCGCCTCGACCGTTCTTTAAACCTGCTGGCTTGCCGCTCTGACCGAGCGGCGCATATTGAGTCACGACGGCGCAGCTTGCGCCGTTGCGGATAGCCTCGCCAATTGTCTGACAATGGCTGGCGCTACCATTACTGGATGAACACCCGGCGACACTGGCGCCGAGTGCCGATAGTGGAATCAAAGCGCAAGAGGCGAAACGCCAGACGATATGCGCCTCGGCGAGCATGGCGCCCCCGCTTTGCAGCCTACGGGCATGCAGGGCGGAGCCATGCCCGACGATTGAGAAGACGGCTCGCACTGCATTGGGCGAACTGTATTTACAGCTTTACAGCTCGCCGGATCATTAAAAACTCAAAGCTCCGACCATCGATCTGCGCCCTACTGCGCCCCTTGTGTCGCTCGCCTGCTATCTGCCGCCAGTGTCGGCGATAGCGCCAAAGTCGAGCGGCGCTACAAAACGGGCCCTATCGACCGGAGCATGGAAACGAATCGAGCGGCTGGGAAGCCAGCCGCTCGCATAGTGCCTTCGACAATGCGCCCGACTAGGACGCATTGCAGAAAGTATTAAAGAAAATCAGAAAGCTAATCGACCGGAGTTCTCACAATGTCCAAAGCCAACAAAGTCACCGTCACCATTCGCGGCAAAGTCATTACCGCTCAACAAATCGCCGCTTTCGGCAAGGGCCTTGCCGCTCAATCCGACGTCGTCACCACTTGGGCGAATTACTGCGCGATACACGCAGTCGTCCACCACAACATCGAGCCGCTGAATGCCATGTTGCAAAATGGCGCGTTTCGCCTGACCACTGGCAAGCTGTCGAAACTCGGCGGCGAAGTGGTCGCGTATATCAAAGCGCACGCGCCACAAATTCAGCTCGACGCCAAAACCGGCCGTTATATCGTTGCCCGGATGAAGGCTGATAATCCGCGCTTTCAAAAGTTCGCTAATCCGGCGAACCTCGACGCCGACGGCAAGCCGGCCATTGTCGACGCGGCAGACTTTGCTCTGACCTTCGACGAATGGCGCACACTGGAAAAGGCCGCAAAAGAGCCAAAGCCGGCCACGTTGAAGGCCTCGACCGTCACTAATCAATTGACTAAAGCGCTCGAGGCGATCAATTCGAAGGCTTTTTCTGCTACGGCAGAAGAGGCCCGCGAACTGGCCAAGAAACTTTCCGACTTGTTTGTGACAGTCGATTTTGTGGCCTCCCAACTGGCCAGCAAAGCCGAGCCGATCGACAACGATAAAGCGGCCGAATTGCTGAAATCCGGCCAGTCTGGCAAGTCCAAGCGCGCCGGTCAGGCTGGCAAGTCTAAGCGCGCCGGCGGCAAAGTGGCCGACGCTTAACGTGATAAATCCGCCCGCCGACCTGTATTTACGGGTCGGCGGATAGCCGCCTTCGGGCGGCTTTTTTTCTTTTCGCGCGCGCGCGTGTACGCACATACGCGCCCCGCCGCGCGCCCTGGAGAAAGCCGCCGAAAGGCCGCTGAAAAAGTCCTGAAAAGTCCGGAAAAGTACCGGAAAATCGGCAATAGCGCCGAAATCAGGCCGGCACTCACAACCTATAGGTGACGGGAATCTCACCGCCAGAACCGGCTCACACCAGAAGGAATCACGCCATGCAACCGAACCGCCAAGACACCGACCTGCCGCTGCCAAACATCTACTTTGTCAGCGTCACCCACGCCCTGACCGGCCAGACCCACCACATGTACATTCCGGCCGACTTCAACGGCGCGGCGTTCAAGAAGGCCCAGAACCTCTGCGCCGAGCGCCACCACTTCCGCCCCTACCGCTCCAACAGCGTCATCAAGATGCGCCGCCTGAAGCTCTCCGACTACCTGGAGAACCCTGGCGCCCTGCCGGCCGCTGCCGCCGTCGCTGCCGAACTAGGTGAGCGCGACATGCTGGCAGCACTGGCCAAGCGCCCACAGGAGATTGCCGCCATGATGAACCACCGCGGGGAGTCGATCGACTTCGACGCCCTGGCCAAGGCCCTGGGCGAGCAGCTGCGCGCCGTTGACCAACTGGAAGTCGCGTGATGGGACGTCAGGTAGAAACCCAGCTCGAGGACCTGGCGCTGGCGGACTGCCTCGTACAGATCGCCTTTTTCGCCGAGTACGACGAAGGCGCCGCAGAGGTCTTTCGCAGATCCATCGTGGACTTCCCTGATGGCAGCCGCATCGCCAGCTACCACGGCGACGCCCTCGTCTTCGATTGTCGCAACCGGCAGAGCGCGAACTTCTTGGCGCTTGAGCAGCTCATCGACCTTGGCGTGCCGTTCCGCTGGAGCTAGGCAGGCCACACGTAAAGGTGGCCATCATTTCCACAGGCAGGCCGCGCGTAAAGGTGGCCATGAGCCACGAGGATCATTTATGAAGAAGAAATTTCCCTGTTTGGTCAGCCGTGGCGAGCGTCGCGTCCGGGTCGACAGCGACGTCCTCGCCGACAAACTGGCTCCGCTGCTCAACGCCACCCCGCAAGGGGTCATCGACGCCCTCGCCAAGGGCCGCACGCTGCGATACGGAGCGGTTGAGGTCGTCGCCCTAATCCGCCCAGCGACCGCGGCTGAACTCTCGGCCGCGTGCCCTTCCGAGGCATTGGTAACCTGCGCGTAAGGAGCTCCCCATGTTCAACTTCCAGCCGTTCAACAGCAACCAGCCAGGTGCCACCCGCGCCCACCTCCTGGACGAGGACGGCCGCCCATCTGCCTTCGTCGCCTTCACCCTTGGCCACGACGACGCCCTGGGTCCGTTTACCCGCTTCGCCGTCACGCTGA